GCGATTGTCACACTGGCACCGAGCTTGCAGTCGATAAATAAAAATGTAGCACTTATGGCCCCGGTGCCGACCAGTGTGCCGCCCGAACCAATCGCCGACAGATCGATCCCTTCATGAACTATCAGACCAGTGTTCTGTGTGCTGGTATACAATGTCGTCGGTGCAGTGCCGGCAATCGCACTGGCGGTATTACGCCAGATCACCCTATTTCCCTCACAGACAACAGACTGACCAGCCGCGCCAAATTGCATCGTCGTGTTGACCAATTCGACGAAAGGACCAACACCACCGAGGAAAATGCTTGAACTGGAAGAGGTATTGTTTAGCTTGAGAAGACAGGAGTCGAGTTTGATCCACAGGCTTTGACTCGTCAGTGCGATTAGGACACTGGCGAAGTTACTACTGTTGCCCGCTGAAAAAGTGAACCCGTACCAATATGAAGACCCGGTATTGCCCGTGGCGAGGTTGTTACTAGCCCCTTGGGTCGAAATCGTTGCCCCGGTCTTAAGACCGCTGCCGGACACCGGTAAGGATAGCGTGTGATCGATCGAATAAAGAAAATTGGGCGACGCACTCGTGCCAACGGGGTTGATGTTGTTTTGAGCCGCCTGTATTTCGGCGTGATCGTCGCCGAAATAGATGACATCGCCGGCTGCCGCCCAATTCGTGCCAAACACATTGTGGACACGGGCATGCGGCGCCGCCCAGTTCGAGAACGACGTGCCGAGATAAGTCCAGGTGGCACCGCTGTCGGTCGTCGTGTTGCCGACCGCCGCTGTGTTGTAAGTGGGCTCGCCCGCGCCGCAGGTCCCGGCCGTCGAGCAGATGAAGATATGCGTCCCGGCGTTGTCGGTGATGATCTTGCCGAGCCCGGGGTTGGTCGAGCGCACGCTCGACGACAGCGGCGTGTTGGTCAGATCGCCATTGACCGCCGGCTGCCCGGTGCATTCCTGCCAGGTGACCGTGTTGTCGGTGGTCTTGGCACCTTTGGTCAGCGTCCAGTTGGGTTCGGTCGCGCCGGTCGTGCCGCCGACAATCGCGACAAACGCGCGCTCATTGCCGGCCGTCAATCCGCCGTTCCAGGTCGTGCTCCCTTGCGTCTGCGAGCTTTGCAGGGTGTAAGTGCCGGTGCCACCCGAGCCGCTGCCGAATGCCGTAATAACGTTGTTCGTGCCGCCGACCTGGGTGTGCATACCGAGATAAATCGTGCCGCTGGCAACCGCCGTGACGGTCAGCGTCGTAGTGCTGCTGCTGGCGGTAAACTGCGCGGTGCCGGCGCTCTGCCGCCCCAACGCCCCGGCTGCGATCGTGGCACTGGCCGACCAGGCGGTCATCGCCGACCAGCCGACCGAGCCGGTGACGATGGACAGCGTGTCGGTGGCGACCGTCGAATTGTCGCGGGTGTACCAGACGGCCATCGCACTACTCCCTGCCGCTGGTGTGTCGAAAGCCGGGCTTTAGACGGGCGTTACCTGGTCCCAGCAGATGGCGTTAAAGGTCGTCGGGTCGAACGCGATGGCGACGACATTGGTGCGGCCGAGCCCCGGGATCGAGTAGGAGCCATCGGCGGCACTGGTCGTCTCGCCGAGAAAGGTCCCGTCGGTGTGGTCGTAGAGCCGCACGATCTTTTTGACCGGCAGGCCATTCTCATAGACAAAGCCGGAGACATGCGTCGCGGCGGCGGCGGGCGACCAGATTTTGACTGCGGTGTTGGGGGTGTTGTTGCTGATCCCGTACCACGCGCCCGCGGCCACCGGCAGCGTCATCTTTTTTTGATAGGTGCCGCTGAACGGGTCTTGCCGCGCCGGCCCGCTGTAGGGTGCCGTGCTCGACGGCAGATCGACTGCAAAGCCTGACGCGCCGCAAGTATCGGGCGAAGCGAACCCGCTCGGTGCCGAGAAGCCCCAGCCACTCGATGAAAACGCCGCGGTCACCGCGTTCGTGTTACCGGCCGCGCCGGCCGAGCTCATCGCCGGCAAGAGGTTGAACGCCGCCATTGTCGCATACGAGATCCCGCCCACTGCGACGGCAGGATTGTCCGAAGGGACATTGGAGGCGTTGTTGTTCCAGTTGCCGTTGCCGACGTTGAACCAGACCTGCTGCAATCTCAGCGAAACCGCCATCCGCACCACATTGGTGGCCGCGAACGTCTGGATCGTCGAGAGCGTCGAGTTGTTGACCCTGACCACACCCGAGGACTGGTAGGAGAGACCCTGGGTATCAGCGCCCAATGCCGTTGTGCTGAAACCCCAACCATAGGTGCACATGCCGACAAAGAGCGTGCCGCCGGTCAACGACCCGATCGTGTACTCGAGGTAGGTTGGGCCCGTGAGCACGCGAGTCGCGCGCACGCCAGCCTGGCTGGAGGTGTTGCTGGCGGTCGCCGTCAGGTTGCCGCCGGAAAGCGCGATCGCCGAATTCTTGTTGTTCGGGTCCCAGGTCGTCGCGGTCACGCATCAGCTCCACGTCGAGCTGGTCTCGATATGAACCTGGCCAATACTGGCGGGGACCATTCCGTTGACAGCCGTGACATAAATCCATTGGACGAGAAAACTCTTGCCCGCCAGATTGCCGGTGCCCGAATAGGTGTCATTGTGATTGAGCGGCCGGTCCTGCACCGGGCACCAGGCGCCCTTCAGATAGCCGCGCCGCGCTGATGAATGATTGATCCAGAGCGGCGACAAATAAAGCCCGCCATCGGGACCGTTCGGATAAGGTATGCTGGTGCCCGCGCCGTAGGCCCCGACGCATGCGCCGTTCGCGAAATTGCTGGTGCCCGAGTTGCCGGTTGTGCCGCAGTTATAGCTAGTGGTGCCGGTCATGTAATAATCGATGCTTTTGCCGACCGTGATCGACGTGCCAAGCGCAGTCCAGGATCGCGGCATAAAATGGCCAATTATCGAAGCGCTTCCGGTTGCGCCGGGGGCGAGGAGAGCTGTCAGGGGCTCGTATTGCGCGCCGCTCTGATTGGCGCCCAGCCGCCCCATGATCATGCAGCGGTAGGCGTCGCTGCTCTTGTACGAAAAAATGTCGCCGAACATGAAGCACAGCGCGGCGACTGGGTTTGTGTAGTCGCCGGTCTCGGCGAATAGGTAGAACACCGTATCGTCGGCGACGATCGTCCAGTTGCGCGCGGTGCTGTCGGCCGTCGTCGACTTGCGGCAGACCACCCCGCCGGTGACACTGCCGGTAAACAGGTTGAGCTGCGCCGAGGTCGGAAACTGCCCGGTCCCGGTGTCGATCGCGGTCATCACCTCAAAGCCCGTCATCAGGGCTTCTTTGGCGGTGTTGTTGGTCCCGGTGTCGTCGATGTGCAGGTAGAAGCCGGTGCCATCGACCGCGCTGTTGCGGTAGGCGGCCTTGTTGGTGCCCGAGAAGCTCTTGGTCCAACCAGCATTGGCCTGCGAGCCGTAGCCATTGACCAGGCAAGCGTCGAGCACGGTGATCAGCCCGCCAGCCTGCCCCGTCAGGGACGGGGCGCTGGCGTCGCTCGAGCGGTAGACGGTGACCGTGGTCATTTAGATCAGTTCGCGGATCTTCATCGAGCCGCTGCAGGTGCGCGCCGCAGCCGGTGCGCCGTCCAGCGAGAAGACCAGAGCCTCGGAGAGTTTGCACGAGGGCCGCGCGCGCTCCGGGAAGATCCACTGGTAGCCGTTGACCTGGTTCCACACATCGACATGCGGATAAACCGCGGTGCCGCTGGTGGTCGCCGGGGTGGTGTCGTTGATCCGCGCGGTGAAGGTCGCCGCCGCGTCGGTATCGGTGTCGAGGGTCGGTGTCATCGCGCTGCCGCCCGAGCCGGTCGACACCGTCGCCGGCAGTCGCTTGATCGAGATCGCGCACTCCTCGACCGAGGTCTGCGTGATCTGGCCGAGGGTGATCGAGACCACCTCGATGCCCATGCTGGCGCCGGCATAGGCGGCGCAGAGATCCTGCACCGCCGAAACGCTGACGGCGCGGAAGTTGATTGTGTAGGTACGCCCTGCAGACATTTACCGGCTCCTTAGCTCAATGCCAGCGTCACGGTCGCACCGTGGCGCCAATGGCGCTTCTCGGCATCCCAGCCGGCGAGCGCCTTCCAGTCTTCGACCTCGTCCCACGTCTTGACCGGCCACTCGAGGCGGCGGCCATCCTCGTCGACGAGCAGCACCGTGACGTGCGGCGGCTCGTTGGGCAGGGCAGAGAGATGCGGCGGCAACGGCTTGCCGGTGTTGGCGCGCGCGAAATTCGATATCTCGATATTGTTGCGATGCTGCTGCAACGCATTGACCGTGGCCCGGTCGCCCTCGCCGTGGACGAGCAGAACGGTCATGACCTTTTCAATAGTCACGGGACACTCCTTGCAAAATTTGGCGAATTGCCTATGAGGCGACTTCGACCCCTGATGTCGCGGCGTTGAGCCCGGTTTGGGTCCACGCCGCGCTGGTATGCGGATCGGTGTCAAAGAACGAGTCGATCCAGGCATAGCTGGTGGCTGGCGTCACACCGCTGTTGCTGCCGGTGCTGCTGCTGCCGCTTGAGCTCGTGACGACGCTCACCGTGCGGGCGCCGGTGTCGGATTTCCTGATGTAGCCTTTGACCGCCATCGTGTAGATGTTTTGCGGTGTCGTCGACAGCGCCGCGAATGAATAGAGATCCTGATTGCTGACGGTGCTTGAGGCGACATACGAAAGGTCGCCGGGTGGCGGGTTGATGTCGACCTCGTAATAATTGGCCCCGGTGCTGCTGACGTTGCCCCAAATCAGATAAGAGCCCTGGCTGAAGGTCATCGTGCCGGCCGGGTTTGGCGGCCCCGAGGCATAGGTGTTGGTCTTGCTGCACCCCAAATTGTGGGTGTCGCTCATCTGCAAATTTATCGCGGTGTCGTTGATGAAGCCGATCCAGTATTTGGTGCTCGCCGACAAGCTCGGCGGGCTGGAAAAGCTGCTGGTCAGCGTGGTGCCGCTGGTGCAGCCGACGACCTCGGTGCCGGTGGCGAGCAAGGAACCGGGCACGCCCGAACTGTCGGCATAGACGCACGACTTGAATTTGGCGGAGCCACTGGTCGTGGTCGGGACCATCGACACCGAATTGAGGACACAGCCGACCGCCGCTGTGTAGCCACGCAAGATAAAAGAGCCGGCGCCAATGCTTGTGACGCTGGAAGTAGCCTGATAGGCCGAACCAAGGATCGCCGCACCAACGGAAAACTGCACCGACGAGTCGGCGGTCGGAAACTGCGTCTCGATCCGCGGGTTGGTGTTGAGCACCGCATTGTTGGTGCCGGTGGTCGAGTCAAACAGGTAGAGATCGTCCCATTGGATCGTGCAGGTAGCGGAGCCGAAGAAATTGAACTGGTTGACGCTGCTGACACCATTGGCGGTGTTGCCGGTGCCGCTGAAGATCGACACCCCGTCGAGCCACACCTGGTAGGACGAAGACGCGCCAAAGGTGATATCCCACTCGAGGTAATGGGTCGAGTTGGCGCTGACCGTGCTCGACGAGGTCGACAACGCCGTCCCGGTGCTGGTGCCCGTGCGCAGGCTGATCGCGCCGGTGGTGTTGATCGTGATCGTCGAGGCCTGTGTGCCGTTGCTGGCAAAGCCGATGCCGGCATTCGTGCCCAAGGTCGAGCTGAAGCGGATGCCGCCGATCCACCGGGTCCAGGTCGAGGCAAAGGTTTTGACCAGTTGGGCTTGAGTGCCGGCATAGGCGATCTGCATTGCGTAACCGGTCGAGCTGAGGCCGGCGACGATGTTAAACACGCCAGCCGGAGCGGTCGTCCACTCGCCCGCGGTCAGCGCCGCGACGACGTTGGCGCTGACCGTGGCGACCGGTCCGTATTTGTCAAAGCCCTCGATGAAGATCACAGCCATCGCGGTCTCTCCAAGCGAGGATCAATAGGTGCCGACGATGGTGCCAAAGACCCCGGCAATCGTCGTGTCGACGGATGATGGCGCATAGCAGCGCAGCCGGTCGCCGATCGGCACGGTAAAGGGCGATGCCACCGTGTAGCTGCCGGTCGTCGCACTGGCGGCGATCGTCATCGTGCCGACCGTGGTCGGGGTGCCGGCGTGGATCGTCTGAAAGGTCAGTGTGACATTGGCCAGGGGTGCGACCTCGCAACCCGGTGTCGGGCTGCTCGAGAAATTTGCCGGGAAGGTGACCGCCACCGGGAACTCGACGTCAAAGATCTCGTAATTGCTGTCCCACGGATCGGGCGCAATGTCGGGGAACTTGCCGCCGACCGAGAAGGCCTGGAACCAGTTCTTTGCGACGCCGGCGCCGCCAACCAGTGTATAGGGGACAGCGGTCACATCGGAGAGCGCCTGTGCACCGCCGCCCCAGATGTTGAACGCCGGGAATTTGAAGTAGATCGTGTCGCCGACAAGATTTTCCGGGTAGTCGAACGAAAACGTCGAGGCAGTGATGCGGCCAAACTGCGTGCTCGCACCGTGAGCGCCAATCGTCGTGCCATAGCAGCCGCGGCGGATATGGGTGCCGAGACTGTAATTGTAGGCGCTGGTCAAGGTCGCCGCGGTGTAGGCGATCAGTTCGTGGTCGCAGTAGCACAGGGTCAGAAAGGCGTCGGCGTCTTGCGTCGTCCCGGCGATCAGTTGCGCCCGGCTCATCGTCAGATCGACCGTCAACGTGTCGGTGTTGTCGGGATCGGTGTGGCTCGGAAACGCCGTGCTCAAGAGACCCTGGACGCCACCAGCGAGGATCGTGCCGATCGGCGCATAGGTCGTGTTGTCGATGCTGACCCAGACCCCGCAACCGCCCCAATTGGCGGTCGATCCGGTGGCGATGATCCACACCTTGGTAAAGCCGCCCGAGAGCTCGCTCGGCGGCTCAAAGATGATCGGCCGGTTGGTATAGCCCGGGCTGACGTTCAATTGCCCTGCGATACCGGTGCCGGTCGTCTGGGTCTGCGTGTTGTAGAGAAACGGTGTCGCCACACCGGTTGGCGAGATCGGGGGAAGCGCCATCGCTGACTACCCGCACGCCGGTACATAGACCGGGCTGGTGACATATTGCGGCCCTTGCCTGATCGAGTCGGCCATGAACATCCAGGCTGGGTAAGGAAACGGGATGCCGCCGCCGATCGCCGAGCCGGTGCCGCCAAGGATCCCTTGGGCGCAACTGTTGTAGGGGGCCGGACCCGAGCCATAGGTTGCCGCCGCGCTAAAGCACGCGATGCACTGGTCGACCCCGTTGGTCGTAATCGGGATAAATTGAAAGGGCAGAGTGATCCCGTTGCCGACTTCGTAACCCGCTGCGGTCATATCGGTGGGCCTCGCGGGGTCTTGCTCGACCCGAAAGAAGCACACCTGCATCCACAACGCGCTCATCAGCCCGACTCCGGGCGGGGCGCCCCCCCAGACGTTATAGGCCGAGAGGACCTGCTGCGGATTGAAGGTGTAGAGCGGGGAAGAGAGTGTCGGGTAGTGATAGAGGTCGAGGATCCCGTGGTAATTGTAGATCGTCTCGGCCATCGGCGAGTGGTGCGGGCTGCCCGCATAGTCGGAGAACTTGTTCTCCGGGATTGCGAAGCCGCAGGCAAAGGCGAACGCGCAGATTTGAAAAATTCCCTCACCGATGGTGCTGGAATCGTTAAACAGGTAGCTCATGCCACTGAGCTGGACGTCGGCCGGGGTATTGCTCCAATTGGCGTTGGAGAGCGTCTCGGGGAGCTGCCACGGACAGTAGAGGTAGGCGCCCGGGTCGACAAACTGAGCAATCCCGACCCACGCGTTAGAGGGCATGACGCCGCCCCACTGAACATTGGAGAATGTGACGGCGATCGAGTAGGTGCCTGTTGACGCGGGCGGGATCGGGGCCCACCAGATTTCTTGCCCGACGACCTGGCCCTGATCCGTGTTCATGATTTGATAGCCGCCGGCGCGGCGTTTCCAGGTGAAGCCACCGCCAGAGACCAGAGCGACAGTCGGCGTGTCGAGCGACCCGTCATTCACATAACAGATGAACAGCAGAGCAATGCCGCCGCCGGCGAGGTTGACCGTTTGCGTAATCGTGGCGTCGTCCGGGCTGCCGCCGTTCGGCCCGCTGATGCTCAAGCCAAAGATCGAGAAGGTATCGGTGGTGCCCCCGCCTGGCCCGGTCTGCTGCGTGTAAACCGGGTTGGGTGACCGCTTGCCGGTCACCACCTCTTCGGCCTCGACCGTCAGATCGCCATTGTCGTTTTCTTCGATCGACAGCACCCGCACCGCTTCTTGGCTGAGATAGGAGTCGGCCGAGCTGCCGGTCAGCAGCACGATGTCCATCGGCTCGAGCAGCGCTTTGTCCCAGCCGATCTGAAATTTGTAGTTGTTGCGGATGTATTGTGCGCGCTGCAGGTAGAGCTGTGCCGCGACCTGCGCCGAGCCGGCACTGGCAAAGCACTTGCCCGGCAGGCTGTCGCCGATGCGCAATCCATACTGGTCGATCGCACCCTGGTCATAGACCGCGAGCACCGTCGAATTGTAGAAGTTTTGGCGGTCGAGATACTCGATCGAGAACCAGTTGAAGGCATCGGCCGGATTGGTGCGGGTGACGATGATCGGATCGTCCTGCCCGATCTCGGGATCGGCGCCGTCCTGATGCGGGTGCCACGGCAGCAAGTCTTTGTCGGTCAGCGAGTAGACCGGCACCAGGTTCGGGTTCCAGACCGCACCGTTCGCCGCGTATGCGATGTCGCCAAAGGGAATGAATTTGAGCAATTCGCCCGAGCAGACGATGGCGGTGTTGAGCAGGCGGGCGATCCCCTGAAGCCACTGCGAGGCCTTCTGCTGACCGTCCAACGACACCGAAATCAAAAGACCAAAGGCCTGGCAATAATCGCCAATGCTCGTGCCGAAGATGGTCGTGGTTAGAGTGTCGAGATTGGCGGCCGGGAACTCCGCGCCGTAACGCGGGTTGGTCAGAAAATCGGTGATGACATTGCCGGGGTTGGCGTCGACCGGGAAGTTTGGCCCACCGGTGTTGTATTCGATGCCATTGATCTCAAAACTGAGATTGGGGATCGCCGGCGACTTGCCGAGATCCATTGGTGTGCCGGTGACATAGCAGGTGCCCGAGTAATTGATCCCTGAGCCGATGCCGGCAAAGGTCGGATCGGGCATCTGGCCGTCAGTGCCGATGTAAAAATTTAGCTGGTTGCCACTCGAACCCTTGCCGGCGCCGGACCCGG